TTGGCTATTACCAACAATTAAACGGCTATGCTACTGCTCTTAACTCTGATACTGCTGGTTTTGTTACTATCCAGAAGGAACTAGGTCACATCAACTACTACCCCATTGATGTTAACAAAGGATTGTTCAAGCTTCAAGCTGACCATGCTGTAGAGGCTGTATCATTAACAACCCCTGACACCATCCCACGGCTCAGTAGTGTTCCAGCTAGTAAAACTAGTAAGAATCAAAAGCTATGCACATCGTGTAGCTATTGTCCCTACAAGAAACAATGCTGGCCTGAGATGCGTACGTTCCTGTATGCTAGCGGCCCAGAGTTTCTAGTAGATGTTGTAGATGTTCCTCGTGTAATGGAGATTACAAATGTTAGTTGATGTTGACATTGACACTGCGATTGGTAAAGAATTGCGTGACCATGCTTTTCTTCTAGAAAAATCAACATATTTCCCAATGTGGTTTTACGATGACGAAGAGAAAGATAAAGCAGCACTTAACCACCTAATCCACTGTATGAAAGTTGTGTCTGATTACTACAGTAATTTTGATAAACCTAAGTTCTTTGACTATAGTAGTGCTACACGGTGAAAGTAATTAAAGAAGCATTTGTAATCCAAGATACAGATGGCACGTACATGTGTTCACAAAACACATTGACCCCTAAGCTTTACGCTTCAAAGCATAGCGCCATCTCTGCGATAGACTACTATATTGGCAAGGACAACTTGCAGAATATACATGTAGGCTATCATGTTAAAGAAGTTTTTTTAGTATTAGGAGATGAAGATGGCAACTAAACATTTTGAATTTGGGTACATTACCTCTGGTGATACACCAGACGATTGTTCGTTTGATGATGTAGAGTTTCCGCATCGAACAAACATCACACACAGTGTTAGTTTCTCGGAAGATGCACGATGGGTTAACGTAATTAAACAGTTTGCAATGTTCCTAGATTCAACAGGGTATGTTGGCGTAAGAGATGCAATTGATAAATACATTGATCAGAAAGATGCTGCCCTGTACTCATTACTTAACGACGAAGAAGACACTACTGATGAAGATACTAGTAATCCCGGATTGTCAGATTAAAGAGGGCGTTCCTACTGACCATCTTACTTGGGCTGGTAATGCCATTGTTGATTACCGGCCTGACGTTGTAGTTAACATGGGGGACTTTGCAGATATGCCAAGTCTTTCCACTCACGACATTAAAGGTAGTAAATACTTTGAGGGTCTGCGCTACAAGAAAGATGTTGAAGTAACTAAGGCTGCTATGCAGGTGTTGCTAAACCCCGTCAAGGAATTGCAACTGAAGCAGAAACGGAACAAAGAGAAAGTATACAACCCACGTATGATCATGCTGCTCGGTAATCACGAGAACCGCATTGACCGTGCAGTCAACAACAACCCAACATTAGACGGGTTAATTTCAACAAAGGATTTATGCTATGAGCGAGATTGGGAAGTACATCCATTCCTTCACCCTGTTTTCATCAATGGTGTTGGTTTCAACCATTATTGGCCTGTTGGGGCTATGGGGAGGCCCGCAAGTACTGCTGCCGCTATTATTAATAAGCTCCACATGTCTTGCATTGCTGGGCATCAGCAAGGAAAGCAAGTAGCCTATGGCAAGAGGGCAGATGGCAAACCCATCTGTTCCATCATTACAGGTAGTTATTATCTACATGACGAGAGCTACATGGATCAATTGTCCAACAAACATTGGCGAGGTTTAGTTATGCTGAACGAAGTTAATGACGGACACTTTGATGAGATGTTTCTTTCTGTAGAATATCTAGGACGACGGTATAATGAAGTACAACGACAAGTTACGGTTAGTTAAAGAGTTCATCGAAGAAAACTTTGATGATCCTGTAGAGTTAACAATTGCTTTGCGGTTATCTGTTGAAGACATTGTTAACTTACTTCCTGATGTTTTAGTAGCCAACTATAATAATTTTTTTGATGACAATGACAACCTTGAAGAGCACACGTTTAAAACTGAGTCGGACTACCTTGGATCAAGAGAGGAATGGGAAGACTCGCAAACGAGAGATTATTAATAGCGAGAAGACACGTGATTGGAAAACGGAGTTAAAAGAATATGAGCTTGGTAAACTTAGTGTGGACGACACCGAACGGAGCAAGTCTAATAGCGTACATGGCGAGGGTTTCAAATCCTGAAAGCCAAACTAAAGACGATCCTGACAACAAGCTTCTCAAATATCTGGTGCGTAACAAACATTGGAGTCCCTTTGAGATGGTTAATGTGTGCATGGAAATTACGACGACACGAGACATTGCTCGACAAATCTTGCGTCATCGTAGTTTCAGCTTCCAAGAGTTTAGCCAGCGTTACGCAAAAGTCGCTGATTTTGAAATGAATGAAGTGCGTAAGCAAGACTTTGTTAATAGACAAAACAGCATTGATATTAATATCTCAGACGATGAAGACCGCCGCCTAGCCTATTGGTGGCAGGGTGTTCAAAGTAAACTTCTAAATGAAGTAGAATTTATTTACGAAAGTGCGTTAGATAAAGGTATTGCCAAGGAGGTTGCTCGTAAAATACTTCCTGAAGGAATGACTGTATCTAAGATGTACATGAATGGTACGTTGCGAAGTTGGATTCACTATGTTGAACTACGTACAGACAATGCTACTCAGAAAGAACATCGTGAGGTTGCTTTACAATGTAAAGATGTTATGGTACAATGTTACCCGTTCTTGGAGGAATTATGGCAGCATGGTTAATTGCTCTCATTGGTATTGTATATTTAGTAGTAGCTACTGAGCTATTGCTGACAGGGAAGACAGGATTGGGTATTGCATTTCTAGGCTATTCACTAGGTAACGTAGGTTTGTATATGGAAGCTCTAAAGTGAAAACTATCATTCATGTAAATCAACACGTAATTAAGTCGAATAGGAAGAACAATCAAGCAGATCCCGTGTTAACTGTTAAGACATACAAAAGCAATGTGTACGCACACAGTGTAACCATTAACGGCCCGTCTAAGATTGTGTACAGTTATGACAAGCCCCTATCGTGTGGTGCACACGTATGGATTGAAACAGAATCGGAGGTATTGTGTGATTAGTGAAGTAGACATTAACGATATGAAGGCACTGTATGACTTGGATAAAGGAACAACTTTTAAACTGGCTCCTACAGACATGGTGCAAGTTCCAGTTGACAGTAACAAGTTTGAATTCTCAGGGGTGTATAAATTTCTGGGTATTGATGGAATGTATAGTCGCAGCACTGACGAACATGGGAATATACATCACTTTGCAGCATGGACTAAAGTAATCCCGTGGCAGGTGTAAGGAATGACGGTGAGTGGACAGAGGGACGCTATCGTTCGTTCATTACTAGTACGTTACGTGGTGGTATGCGACGATGGCCTCCTAAATGGAAAGTACTGAAGAGTGCTGAGGTTGGTAGGAAGATAAACAAGAAGACAGGCAAGCTTGCAATGCATTACATCTGTGGTGTATGCAACGAAAACTACCCTGCTAAAGATGTGCAAGTCGATCACTTTCTTCCTGTAGTAGACCCTGCTACAGGATTTGTTACGTGGGATATATACATAGATAGACTATTCTGTGAGAGAAGCAATCTTCAAGTACTGTGCACCAAGTGCCATAAACTAAAGACAAAGAAAGAAAAGCATGAATCTACGAGAACATTAAAATGACTGATGAAACACAATCCGAAGAGTTTTGGGTATATCACACTGTAAAAGACTTTGATCACATTGTGAGTAGTGGTAAATACCGGGGTATGTTTTACGAGATGCTTTCACAGGAAACTAAAGACATTCTGTTTAAGATCGCAACATCTCACATTTATGATCGGACAGTAAATGGTAGCGGCTATTAGGTTTATTACAGGAATTGCATTAGGCTTTGATGTAAATCCAGCACCCGGTGTTTACGTAACTATTTACTTAGGCATCTTTGAAATCGCGTTTTTTAATCCAGAGGAAATAGAAGAATGACACTAGGTACATACGAAACGTTTATTGCTAAAAGCCGTTACTCACGATTCTTGGATAGCAAGAACCGCCGTGAGCATTGGCCTGAAACTGTTGACCGCTACATGACATTCATGCAGAAGCAACTTACTAATAAGCACAACTATACAATGCCTACTGCACTGCGTACTGAGCTACACGATGCAATTCTAAACTGTGAAGTAATGCCATCTATGCGAGCAGTTATGACTGCTGGAGATGCACTAGAGCGTGACAACACTGCAGGTTACAACTGTAGCTATCTACCTGTTGATGACGTTAAATCCTTTGACGAAGCTATGTACATCCTACTGTGTGGTACTGGTGTTGGCTTCTCTGTAGAAAGCAAGTATGTTAATAAGTTACCTGAAGTACCTGCACAGATGTTTAATAGCGACACTACTATCTCTGTATCTGATAGTAAAGCAGGTTGGGCCAAAGCACTACGACAACTCATCGCCCTATTGTATTCTGGGGAAGTACCAAAATGGGACACCTCTAAAGTCCGTGCGGCAGGGGCACGCCTTAAAGTCTTTGGTGGTAGAGCTAGCGGCCCTAAACCCCTCATTAGCCTCTTTGAATTTGTTACTAATAAATTTAAAGGTGCGGCAGGTAGGAAACTTACCAGCTTGGAGTGCCATGA